CGGTGTTAATAATGCGCTGGCTGCTTTGGCGTATAACCTTTTGTAGCCTTGGGGTTTTTATGTTTTTCCCCATAGCTTGCAAGGCATTAATCACCTCGGCCATTCCAGTTACATTAGTTTCAGCCATTACAAAGTTACTTCAGTTTGTAGTTTCAAATATAGATTCCGCTGTAGGTTGGCAATGTTAACAATGTTATGCGCTATGCCGTTCTCAACCACCCTATGCTTTACACTTACATCGCCATTATAACGAATAGTGTAATTAACAATTTGCTTGTGTTCGCGTCTGTCAGCGTTGACGTTTTCGTTTCCGGTTTCCTGCTCAACACGCTGCGCCCAGGCGGTTGCGTATTCGCTCCATGTTTGCAGTTTCTCGCCAGTGTTTGCGTCCGTTGTTTCGGTGTAGCTTTGAAGGCTAACCAATACATCCATCAATCCTGCATTCATTAGATCATGATTTGGATTTTGTACGGGTCCAAAAGATAATGAAAGCCTAGGCTCATTTCTGTTTGAATCGTCCCGGTTACAATGGCCTGTCTATTGTCGTAATATTGAGCCACTAACAAAAGAGCGGCGTGCTTAATTGTTGCCGGAAAAATTGTATCGGGGTCCACGCTTGTCGTGCCAACAGGGTTAAAGCCTTCTGTAATCTCAACAATGTACTTAATTGTGTCATCAGTTATTGAGGATGGGGTGTCTTCAAAAAAAATATTGCGGCTATAGCTGCCCATCGGATCAGGGGAAACCAACCACGAACCTGAATTAAATGCAGTAACGGCTTGTGAGTCGTTCACATATGAAACAGAAACCACAGACAAACATCTCGTGTTTAAGCGTAGATAATTTCCGCTAGGTATGTTTGTACCATTAATGGGGTTTACCATCGCAGGCGAGCCCGTAAATGCGTCAAACCCATACTTTGCAGTTCCTTTGCGTATAGAATAACCCAAGTAATTGCTGCAGGCTTCTATTGCCATAGAGATAAGGCCCGAAATATAGGTGTCATCAGATGACGACGTAACACGCAAATGGCTTTTTGCATCGGCTAAACTTAGGTAGTCGGTGGCTGCATTTGCAAAGGCGGTATATCTACGGCTAATAAACATTATTCTGCGTCTAGTTCGGTTTCAGGGTTAACTGGCTTTGCCTTCTTTTTAGTCGGCGACAATACGGCTATCTCCTCAGCAACGCCAGCCTCAATTAAAAGCATGGCCTGCTTGGTTTCCAAAATTACTTCTTCACCTACATTGTAACTCAAATTGAATTGGCCTGTAGGGTTTGCTGTAAATCTCACTTTCATATTGGCCCAGGGGCAGTGCAGTCAAGACCACCCCTAGCACTCGGAACTTTAATGACCCCGAGCGGTCAATTTATTAGGCTACAATGTCCTTACAAACTGCAAACGCAGTAGGCTGCAACAAGTTGCAATCCAAGTAAGCATTCAACACAACGTTGGTCAAGCCAGCAGTTGCACCGCTATAAGGGTCAACTGTCAACTCCATACCACCCCAAGAAGCGATTGCCATCTTAGAGAAGTCACCGAAGATCATGGCAGACAATGTGCTTGAAGTACCTTTAGACAAATTGCTAGGAACCAAAGTAGAAGTGGCTACATTGTAACCGTTCAACTCAGCGCCACCTGCAGGCCAAATGAAGTTTCCTTCAACACCTGAAGCTTGGCGGGGGATAGTTTGCAAAGCAGCTTTAACCTTAGGGTTAGTCAAGTAAGCAACACCTTCACCGTTAGCGTTTTCTACAGCTTTCATCAAGTTAACAACGTCAGCCCATACTGGAGCGATACCGTTAGCGTTAGTGCTGTTAGAAGAAGCGCCACCTGCAAAAGTTACGTTTACAGAAGAGTTGGCGATAATACCTGTTGGCTCGTTAGATCCACCACCTTTAATAGCAGCAGTTTCCAAAGATTGAGCCATAGCATTCAAGAGCCAGTTGCGCACATAGGCATCAATGCTGTTTGAAGATTGCAACATCAACTGGTTAGATACCTGGATGTAAGCAGCCAAACGCTTAGGGCTGAAAGTGATTTTAGAGAACGCAGGGCTCTTCTCAGTAGCAGTTCCGTTTTCAGTATTCCAACCTGCAGAAGGTACAGTAGATGCAGTTGGCATGTCCAAATTACCAACCAATCCGCTCAACTGCTGTACACCCAAACCGCGCAATACAGTCTTAGGCAACAACACGTCGATAATAGAACCTACAGAAGTTTGAACGTTTACGCCACCTTCAGAACCGTTAGATCCACCGGTTGCAGACATGTCACGTTTGAAAACTTCAGAAGGAATCTTCATTGAGTGAGCGCTAACGCTTACACCGCTACGCTGGTATTCGCTAGAAGCCAATGCAGAAAATTCACCTTCAACGCCTTCACGACGGCCAGAAATAGCCATATCGATTGCACGCTTAAAGCTGTACTCTTTAGCCATTTCTGACTTTTCTTTTTCTTCGCTACGGCTAGCAACGTGGCCGGCAGCTTGGGCTGCCAAATTTTGCAATTTTTCCAATGTTTCAACCTCAGCTTTGATCGCACCCAAACGGGCCTCGATTTCGGTCAAACGATTGGTTTCAGTGTCAGCCATTGAGCGAGCTTCACGCTCAATAGTTGTTTGCAAGGTAGACAGTTCGCCTAGCAAACGTCCACGCTCTTCTTTTAGGGCTTTGATTTTATTCATGGTTTTAATTTTGTTTAAAGGTTTTCGTATCTAAGCAACGCCAATTTCAAAACATCGGCGGCGGCTTGGCTTCTTTTGGCTTCTTCAATTTCACGCTCTTGATCACGCAAGGCAACAACGCTGCGAGCATCGGCCTCAGTGTCTTGATAAGCGGGATAAGTTACAGGGCTAACGTCAAACAATTCGTCTATAATTTTAATGGTGCGTTTGCCCATTGTTCCGTATTTGGTTGAATCGCTCCAGGTCTGCTCCTTAATTGTAAAAGCAAATGAGCTTTGTGTAATGTCGCCACGCATGATGCTGCGCACTACGCTCATGTGTGTTGGGTTTTCGTAATCAGGGACCCAAGTATACTCAAGGTTGCCGTCGGCGTTTACAAACACATTGCAAGTGTTTGCCTTTGTGCGACCTAGGATTAACTCAGCCTCGTGATTGAACAAACAGCGGATGTCGTATTCTTTGCTTAGTGCGTTGTCAAATGCACCCGGCTCAATTACTTCCTCAAAATACCCAAGGTCGGTAACTGAATTAATAACGGCAGCAATGCCGCCGATTTCTTTAGGCATATTTTCGCCTTCAGATCTGGCTATAACGGTGCCCGTAAATGTGCGCCTTTCTTGTTTCATTAGATTACTTCGGTGTTATTTGTTCCCTCGGGATTGTTGTTCTTATCTGCTGTGCTCATGAGTTGCGCAATTTTGGCATCCATGTAAGCATCAATTTTACTTGACGGCATTAGGTTTGATTCAATTAGATATTCATCACCGCCATCAAATCCGTTTGCGTCTTCAAACATGCGGGCCTCATTTCTAGAAAGCCAGCCGCCTCTGATGCCCTTGTTGTAATAATCTGCTCGCTCGTTGGCGCTGGCTCTCAACAGCGAATTAAAATTAAATTTAAAGTAATAAGTCAGCTTGTCGTTTTCTGTTAACAATTTGCGGGCCAACTCTTGCTCGATGTTGATGGCGTAAGATGCCAAGGTGCGGGCGTAAAAGTCCTGATATTCTTGCTCGACGCTAGACTTGATGCCATCCTTTGCTCCAATCATGGAAGCGGGCACACCAAAAATGCGGGCAATTTCTTCAGCGGAAAATTTACGGGTTTCTAAGTATTGGGCCTCTTCAGGTGATAGGCTGAGCTTTTCCATCTTGATGCCGTTAGGCAGAACAGTGGAACGACTTGCGCCATCAATTACATCGTCCAATGATTTCTTCAATGGCGTGGCTTGCTCAGGTTTAATCTGCGCATCCGATGTTAACAAGAATTTCAAAACGCCATTCTTATAAACGCCAGCGCTTTGGCTGATGGCGGCTAGATCAATGCCGAGAGTTTCAGCGTGAACTACGATGGGCGACAAACCCACTAAAGGATTATCACCACAGAGCCCTTTAAAATGCAACATGTCTGCAGCGGGCACCATGCCAGGGATTCCCTTTTGGTTCACCTTGTAGAACAATTGGCCATCTTGCATAACCGGAGTTACATAATCAGGCGCAATCGGGTGCAACTCGATGCCAAGGTAACGGGCATCGCGGTTAATGAATGCGTATGCGTTACCCTTGAGCGCCAAGTGACTCACCATGTATTTGGTAAAATCGTATTTGGTTTGATAAGCGTTAGGCTCATTAACCAATGCAGTAGCATAGTGCACAACAACTTGCTCGCGGTTAGTGCCGTCGTCTTTGTAGAGCTTTAGAGAAAGCCCCGCAATACCGTCTGCAATAACCCTAACACACGCATGCACTGACGCAATAGATAGAGCCGTGCGGTCGTTAACGGCTTGGCCGCTTTTTGTTTGATATCCAAAAACATTTTGTAGCGTATTAATAAGCCAATCAGTTGGCTGCGATAGACTAGATCGCTTTTCCTTTCTTGGCTGCCAGAATCTTAAATTCATCGGGTGCAAATTACAACTAGGTTAATTTTTCTGTGTTAACAAATGTTATTTGTTTCTGCCTTGGCTTAGCCAGCGTGAAAGTGCTGCACGAAATACATCGTAGTTTTTATAACGCTTTACGCCAAACTTGCCGAAATACATTTCCTCAGTTGCGTTGTAGGCATCCTCGTAGGTCCTATATTTTGGTAGGTTGTTGTAGTAAACCTGCATGTAATCGTCTAGAAATTTCATAAGCTAACAAACCAAAAGTCGGTATTTTTTTCTTTGGCCGCATCTTGCATGGCCGTGCCTATAGCCATAACGATGGAAACCGGACCGTCTACCTTGTCGCCTGATTTGGCTTTGTTGATTTTAATGTTGCCAGCAGGATCCTGAGTTAACAATATGTTGCCCATCATCCAACGTGTTACTGGATTGCCTGCGTGCCGTAGCATGCCATCCTTTACCAAACGCTCCATTTCTTTAGTGGGCGCACTCATGGAAACAAAGCCCTGGCCAAAAGGAAACATTTGCAGCCCTTCGTTTTGTAATTCAATTACAAGCTGCGAAGCATTAAAACGGTCAAACGCAATATCCTTAATATCGTAACGCTGAGCCAACTCAATGATGCGGGCCTTAATAAAAGCGTAATCAGTTACATTGCCCTCGGTCAATTCAATAAATCCATCGGCTGCCCATTGTCTTATGGATGCTCCGGCTGCGTCCTTGCGTTTGTATGCGCTTTCAGCAGGAAGCCAATACCAAGTTCGTACGGCATTAACGCTTGGGAAAAATAACGACAAAGCGCAAAAGTCGCCAGTGCTTGCCAAGTCTAAACCACCGTAGCACAACTCTCCGTCTAGTTCGTCGTCGCCGTCGCATTGTTTCCAAAGGCTGTCCGAAATCCAAGTCTGTGCCGTGTCTGTCCACACATTCAACAGTTTGGTTTTAAACTCAACCTCTTTGTGCACAAACTCTTTGGCTTCTGTTAGTGCTTGCTCCAACTGACGGGGATAAACTGAAATCCCCCAGTTCGGATTGGCTTTGGCCCACACTGCAGGGTCGGTCCAGTCGTCGCCTTCGTCTAGCGTGTAGATCACCGAGAAAAGCGCATCGTCTTTTATTGCACCGTTTAAAACATTAGCACAATATTGCCTGTGCTTATAGCATGGCGCTTCACGGTTAAAGCCTGCTGTGGTAATTGTAAACAGCAACGGCTGACGGCGTGCACCCATTGAGTTGCGGATTACGTTGTAGAGCTCATCATTCGGGTGCGCATGATATTCGTCAATGCAACAAAAGTGTGCGTTCAGTCCGTCCTGCTTGCCTGGGTTCCATTCCAATGGTTTGTATATGGATTGGCCGTAAAGGATGCGGCGGTTGTTTACTGAGTTGTTAACTGTCAGCGCTTCATTAAGCCATGGCAGATTTTGACAAACCCGAACCGACTCGCCAAAAACCATCATTGCCTGATCTAGCTTTGTAGCTGCGCTGTAAACCTGCGCCGCAGATTCGTCATCGGCAATAAGGCCATAAAGCATAATCGCCGAGCTAAATGTTGACTTTCCGTTTTTGCGTGGCACCTCAACGTAAGCCCGAGTAAAACGACGGCTGCCGTCATCATTGAGAAACCCAAACAGATTCCAAACAATAAATGCCTGCCACCCTTCTAAGATGAAAGGTTTGCCAGCGTAATCGCCCGTCGTGTGTTCTAGGTTCTGTATAAACTCAACGGCGTGCTGTGCTAAATCTTCGTTAAATGCCCAGTGCCCGCGGTCGTTTTCATAACGAGCCACAGCGTTGCGCACGTGCTCGCAAGCAACAATGCGCCCGCTACCTATCCCGTCGATATAGTCGGCGACTATTTGCACTGTTGAAAATAGGCCAACGCCTCAAAGGCAAGTTTTTCGTTTCGGTAGTAGAAAGCATCGCCTGGCTTTCCGAACTTGTCGCAAACGCTTCCGTTAAGGTAGACGGCAAATTGTTGATCGCTTTTGCGCACTTGGTAAATAACAGGCTCAACGATTTTAACGCTAGCCGTTTCAAAGGCTTTTGTGCTTATGGCCTTTGTAATTGTCTTTTTAGTTGTCATGCTGTTTTTGGTTTTTTTAATAGATCTAATTTAGTTGCAGTCTTTGGAGCTGCTGCGCTAATTCGACTGCGTGCGCTTGGCGTGATTCCGAAAAGCTGCGCGATTTGTGTGGCTTGCTTTAAGCTTTGCCCTTGGATATGGTACCAGGGATTTGCAACTTTGTCGCCGTGGCGGCTCAAAATTACAACGCCCTCCTTTTTAAGTTTATCAGTGGCCAAATAATACTGGCGCAACAAGGTGCAATAGCCGTGCAATAGCTCTAAGTCACAACCGGCAAGTAAACCATTGCGCTGCAGTTCGCGGCAAACCGTTGCCCAAATTTCTGAGGTTTCCCCGTCGAAGCCATCAGGCGCCATCGGGATTTGGTCCAACGGTAAAACTTTCATTTCATTCTCAACCAGCCAGCGCTTGTCCTCAGTTCCCTGAAGTTTTTTAATTTCGGTCGGTTTTTTTGGTCTCCCCCTCATTTTAATATGCTATTTAGTACAAATATACAAGTATTTTGTTAACTTTATTTTCTCACGGGTGTGAAGAAAAC